ACAACTCAACAACAACTCAATAGAGCCAGAACGACAGGAGTTCCAAATGGCACTTGCAAATGACCAGACCGTTACCGTCGGTTCCGACACCATCACTCTTGCCCGTGTTTTCACGGGTAAGGCGGAGGGTCGGTTCGTGTCCGCCAATGGCGACACGGCTATCGACATCAGCCCGACTGTGTCCAATGGACGCAGCCACCGGGCTGTTCGGTTCTCCCAGAAGAAGACCACGGCCGACCCCCTCGTGGGGTCGGTCAACATTCGTGTCAACGACTACGTGTCGCTGAACATCAACCGTCCTTCGGACGGTTTCACGGATGCAGACCTGCTCGCGCAGGTCAAGGGCTTCATCGGGTGGCTGACGGCCAGCACGGACGCCAATCTCAAGAAGATCATCGCTGGTGAGAACTGATGGGAACCGCACTGGTTCTCATTCTCATCGGCCTGACTTTCTCGATCGGCATCTGTGTCGGCGCCATCGTCATGATGGCGCGCCGTCAGACTTCCTGAAGAGGAAGCAAAAGCAAGTGTCGTTGGAACTGGAAAGGATTCCTTGAAAGGAGGAACCTTTGAAAAGCCAGCAACACCTCCTGGCCGCCATGCTCACACAAATGAGCAAGGTGGTAGGGTACAGCCCAGATCGGGATGTACGTACTATCAGACGACGTTCTGAAGCTGAAGGAATCAGCTTCTTCGACGTCACTCTCCCTACACTGGATGACCTTCTCCTTGAAGGCCTATCTAGTGGGTCTCTCCCTACTTACGTAGGGTGGAGGCGCAGGAAGGGAACCGTTCTCCCCAGCTTCCTTTACGGATTCTGGATGAGAATCTTCTCCCCTGATGGTACGCTACTCCCCTTCCCCTGCATTCATTCGATTTCTGCGATCAGGCAGATCTCTCGCACCTTCAAGAAGGTGTTTGATGTCTGTTCTGAGGACAGAGTCGCTGAAGCCGTAAAAGGCTTCGTCAGGACGGATCGTGAGCTTTCTGAGCTCAAGATACCCTCCCGAATGGATGCAGCTCGTAGTATCGCCCATCTAGCGTTTGGTGAGCTAGTTGGTGACGTCGTCACTTCGACACCAGTATTCCGTCATGGACCTGGTGCCGTCGCTGAGAAGCTCGACTCCGTACAAAAGTACGAATTCGATGCTATCTCAGAGGTCATCGCAGACCTTGTCGGCGTAGATCAATTCCGCGCAACGTGGTCCGATCTTCACGATCGGCCTCCGCGTTACGAGGAAAGTCCCGCACGGTTGGTTGCCGTGCCAAAGACTGCGGTGAAACCCCGCTTGATCTCGATTGAACCTGCCTATAACCAATTCATTCAACAAGGTTACCATACCTTGCTGAAGGAGCGCCTTGGCTCCATCCGCATCTGCGGGTACGAGTCACAGCTGCCTAACCAGCGGCTGGCTCTTCTTGGTTCGAGAGACGGTAGTCTAGCGACTATCGACCTCTCGGAGGCATCGGACCGCGTCCACATGGGCGTGGTCCGTGACCTGTTCCGGTTTAATCCAACATTCGTAAGGATGTTGGAGGATACCAGGAGTAGGTCAGTTCAACTACCTGATGGAAGCGTGCTTGCATTAAACAAGTTCGCATCCATGGGAAGTGCTCTCACATTCCCCATCGAAGTGATGGTGTTCACAACGCTAGTAATTCTAGCGGTGTGCACTGTGGAGCAGTCGTGGTCTCGGTCTTTTGTGAAGAAGACAATGAGGCGCCACGACATCAGGGTGTACGGGGACGACATTATTGTTCCGACCCGGTACTACCCAACCATGATTCAGATTCTCGGAGAATTTGGCCTGAAGGTTAACACCTCCAAGTCGTTCTCTACAGGTCTCTTTCGAGAGTCCTGTGGCCTCGACGCATATGCGGGAACTTCCGTTACCCCCATATACGCTCGACGTCGTTTTCCTGAATCACGGCGCGATGCTGAAGAGCTGATTTCTTGGTCAGCATTCCGGAATCAGTTCTACACCCTACACGGGAGTGGAGCTGTTACCGAGTTTCTTGATCAAATGATCTCGAAACTGATTCCCTACCCTCAAATTGAGGAGGGAACCGAATTCGGTGGAATTGCGCGCTTGGGGCCTGTTAAGGGCCCTGAGCACCGCCATTCCCCCGATCTTCACCGGTTGGAGTGCAAGGCTATGATGCCCGTCTACCAAAGACGAGTATCTAGTGCCAGGCACTATGGGAAACTCTACAAAGCCCTCTACGAGGACTTCAATGAGGATCCCAACCACCTGAGCCATCACGGGCGTCCTGTGTCCGCCAGACTAAAACACAGGTGGCTGCCAGTTAGATACATCTAGCTGGCAGTTGAGGAGCGGCCCCTAGCGCAAGCTAGGGGGGTGGATCAC